CCAACAACTAAATCAACTCCTGTGTCAAACGAATAACCAGATGGGTCTGTAGTACCAACACCCAAATTACCACTAGCATCCAGACGCATACGCTCAGTAGCGCCTGTATAAAACTGAACTGCGCTTCCACCCAATCCAAGAGCAACCTCACTACCAGCGTCATTGACTGCCACTAAATCAGCGCTATTTGAATAAGATGAAGACGCTGTAAAAATAGCGTGTTTGTTTGTTGCAAATTTAACGTCTAGTTTTGACAAAGGTGAACTTGTGCCAACACCAACATTCTGGCTAGCATCAATCGTGACCGCCGCTGTATTGGCTGTTTGTAGTTGCAGTATGCCGCTGGTGTCAGCGCTATTGACTAACCCTGCGGTCGTTGATGCGTTAATTGTTACAGCCATTATGTGTTCTCCTCTGCGGGGATTGGGGTGTTGCCTTCTTCAAGCCAAGCAAGATAGGTTTGGTAGTCGGTGTTGGCGGGGTCAAAGGGGATAGATGCACCGTCACTTAAACGACGAACCGATTGAGCTTCGCCAAAAATTGGATGCGTTGGGTGTTGTTGATACATGATTAAAGCTCCGCAGAAAGTTCAAAATAACCAGTTCCAGAATTATCAGTAATCAAGTTTGCTGGTCTATTTGTTGTCATTCCACCACCGCCGACTGTGAAATTCATATTCAACCCGTCACTTCCTGTGTACTGCGTTGAAAAAGCTGTAATTGCCCTGACAGATGAACCATCATAAGTAGCCATATTTGCTCCGCTTGCTGTTGGGCCTGATCGCATTGAAACAGGGTATTTAACAACACATGAAATGCTTGTAGCTGACTCAGATACTCCAGCGCCAACGCCTCTATATGAGCCGCCCAAAGAGTTAAATCGTGCGTAGTACCGCTGGCACAAAGCCAACTCAGTACCATACGGGCGGTAGTCAAAGCTCGTTGCTGTTGAGCCTTTCTCAAGCTGGACACCTGTGATTTGCCAAGTTGCGTTGAGCGTGCCAATTACCGAAACCGCTCCAGTAACTGAATTCAAATCAGAAGCCGCCCAAGCGTTAGCCGTTCCGCTATATGTTGAACCAACACCAAGACCAAAAACGATACGGGCAAAAGATGTGTTATCAGTCGCCCATGTTCCTGTTGTATCACCAGCAATCGTGATTGATTTTTGTTCCCATGTGTTTGCAGAACTAATTGTGTATGTGAATGGGTATGAGCGATTTACCGACTCATTTTGTATCGCTGCTCCGAACGTACCTGTTAGGCTCGACTTAACCCAAAAAGACAGAGTTACTGTGGCTGCACTTGCAGAACCCCATCCAAGGTCTGAAGCATTAAACCCTTCAACACGCTGCTGAATCATTGTCCGCTGTGTTGCTGATAGGCTTGCGTCAGCCGTTGTGGTCGTAAACTTCAATGATTTTATAAAACCAGAAGGCGCATCAGAAACCTGTTGCATTGAGCAAAGGCCATCGTTGTTTGAGTACACAAGCCAACGATCTGCGGTATACGTAATTGTGTTATTTGCTACGCTGACACTCGCCCCCGCATTCCTCTGGTCAATAACCATTGCGCCGTTGATGATGCGGTTTTTGAAACCGTAGTAACCAGTGGTTGTGCCTGTGCCACCAGAAGCTTGAGGCAACACACTTGTAGCCGTAGGCAACACCGCCATCGTGCCTGATGTGGCAGGAAGGTCAATAGTGGTACTCCCAGCAATCGCTGGTTCCTGTAGCGTAACGCTTCCGCTTGTTGATCCAAGTAATACTAAGCTCATGTCAAATCCTTTACAAAACTACCCAGCGTGAGCCAGAGCTAACCGTAACTACGACACCGCCACTCAATGTGACAGGCCCAGAAGACATCGCGCTTTGACCAGCCGCAATCGTGTAACTAGCCGATACAGTCTGGCTGTTCACAATAATCCCGTTACTTGCCACCAATGCTGAAGCCTGTAACTCGCCAGTAGAAGGCTTGTACAAGAACTTAGCGTTCGATGTGTACAGCGTAGAAGCTGTTCCAGTGGTTGCTGCCGCAGACAGAGGATAGATATTTGTTGAAGTTGAGGTGTCGTTACTCAGTGCCGCACCACCAACAGATGCCCATGCTGTGCCGTTATAGCCCTCAAACTCGGTCGTTGTGGTGTTAAAGCGCAACATACCAGATGTCGCTGTTGGACGTTCACCAGTCGTTCCCTTGCTGATAGTCAACGCACCAGTTGATGTGAAGCTTGAATCAGAGGAAGCAGTCAAGGTTGTAAACGCGCCTGTGTTTGCGGTTGTCGCGCCAACAGTGCCATTAATATTAATGCTTGCTGTGCCTGTCAGATTGGTCACCACACCAGAAGACGGTGTGCCAAGGGCAGGAGTTACTAAAGTAGGAGAAGTGGCGAGGACGTTATTACCCGTTCCCGTGTTGGTCACACTAACCACTAGTTTGTTGGCGTCAAGCGCCAAAGCTGTAGAAGCAGTTAATCCAGAAAGATTGACTGTTCCACTTGCAGACAAATCAACAAAGTTGCCAGAAGAACCACCCTCAACTCGTTGCCAGATTGTTCCATTAAAGATAGCCCAATCTCCAACACCCCAGTTAGTTGTGCCGTTCAGATTGGTACTACCCGCAACAGAAACAATATAGAAGCCGTTTGTTGTACCAGCTCCTGAAGTTAATGTAGGCGTATTGGTAGATGCGTCCCAAGTACCTTGATAAGTAATACCAGTGGTAATTGCATTGATCTGGTTTTGCAGACTTACCAATGTATCTAAGACTTGTTGGCTAGTACCGCCACCATTAGTGATAACTTTTATCTTTTCAGCCAGATCAGGGGCGACTACTTCACCAACATTGATAACACGACCGCTAGACAAGCTAATAATCAAGCTGCCATCAAAGTCAATGTGTGCGTCTGTTACAGATACACCATCTTCACCATCACGACCATTGCGACCATCAAGCCCATCTGCTCCTCGTGGCCCAATAGCGCCATCTCGTCCAGCCCGTCCATCTTTGCCAGCACGACCATCCGCACCATTTTTACCATCTTTTCCGTCTTTGATTGAGGCTACGCGTTTTTCAATGACTGTTGTTACGTTATCGTACTTGTCTTGAATGTCTGACTCGATCTTCTTCAATGCTTGAACAACTAATTGCACATTCTCAGCGGCCTTGCGCTGTTGCATAGCCTTAATCTCTGAAACAGAGTTGCTTACTGAGTTGAACAGATTGTCTGCAATACCATCAACTGACCCGCTATCAAATATTTTATCGATTGCCATTTTTCAACTCCGTATTCAAAGTTTCGAGAAAGTCGTTTTCTACGTCAACAACATTATTCCTTGCATTGTTCATCTGCAACTCAACAATCTTACTTTTGTTTTTAATATCTGCTTCCTTGAGCATTAACTCAGCGATCTTTACTCGCTTGTCAAACTCATTGGACTCATTGCCTTGAGGAAGGTTCTTGGTTGTAGAAGCAATCACTTTAGCTTGTACTTCTTGAGGCATCAATTGAGTCTCTGTCATCAACTTCTGAGCTTCAGCACGATTTTGCTCTGCTTGTGTAGTCTGTACAGCAATCTGAGCTTGTGCCGCTTGGAGAGCCAACTGTTGTTGAACTTGTTGCATCTCTTGTGCTTGTGGATCAGCCTCACTCATCTTATCCAAGGCCGCAATCAACTCATAACGGTTACTTAGACTTGAATTACCCAAGATACCTTTAAGAATCAACGGCAAAACAGGAGTGTTAGGGCCAAGAGTCTGGAGCAAGCCAATGAACTGTTGTTGTTCATACTCACGGGCAATAATACCCAAAGTAGCAGTAGGCAAGAACTTCATGTCAACAGAAGGATAACGCTCTGGGTCAAACTGCATATACCTGAAAGCGGCCTTCTGGATAAACGGAATCAAGAAGTCTTCTTGGAAGTTCACCAATGTACGCTTGTATTTCTTGATAATCGTAGCAACTGCCATGCTCATACCCGCACCATCACGTGATGCTTGGCTAACCATGCCTTGACTGTCTAAAGTACCTGTAGCCTGAAGGAGCATACGCTCGAACTCTTTGGCAGTATTCAGGTTGTTCAGACTTGTCTCACCGAACTTGAACGGATAAAGAATCTCTGAAGGATTACCGTTAACCATGAACGCTTTCCCTGGCTTTACCTCAAATCTAGCACCACGAGGAAGTCTAGTCGCATCCATACCCATCATAGGGCTAGTAGTCAGAGCCAAGCTGTCCAAATGTGAACGAACTTGAGCATCAATAGCCTTCTGCATATTGTAGGACTTCTCTACAGTACCTCTACCAAGCAATCGGTTAGGAACAGTATCGTCTTGGTAGGACAGAACTGGTCTGTCTTTCATCATGTATGGGTTCTCTTCTGCTTTGAGAAGGAGTCCATCATTGGCAATCACAACAATGGCCTCAACCATGTCGGAATAGTCCTCTGCCGCAGAGTCATCAGGGAACAACTCTTCAACTTCTGTGTCTTTTTCTGTCAGATATTCACGAGGAACTAATCCGTAGTACGTCAACAACAGTACTTTTTCATCACGATATTGGCTCAACTCTTGTGTTGGCTCTAAATCTGTATCTTCATAGGTCGGAGTGATGTCTACCTTGCGATAGATACCTTTCTCGATGCCTTCAACAATCTTGTGGATACCAACATACTTCTCAATAGCCACACCCATACAGTCATCTATGCTTGTTCCGTTAGGGTCAAACAAGAAGTTCTTGGGGTTAACAGGCATGATCTTCACTGCAATGCGGTTTTTCTCAACCACACCGATAGCGGCTTGGGCAGTTTGACCAGGAATGGACTGAGTAGCGGGTTCGAAGATCTTTTCTGTCTTAACAACGATTTCACCGATACCAGTACCGTAGATTTCTGCCATCAACTCAATTTGATCAATAGCTTTACGGATTTTGTCTTGTTTGAAGTCTTCCATCAATTGAGCTTTTAGGAACTCAACATCCAAAGGATTACCGTTGATGTCTCTCAGGTCGTCTTCAATGTCAAAGAAGTCACCTTGACCAAAGATTGCTTCCATGATCTCGGCATGGCGAGTCTCTACGGCTTGTTGGGTAGCGGGAGTAACGATTCTAGAACGTTCGGAATCACGAGTTTTGTCCTCTGCTGCCCACTCACCACGGAAGATACGTTCGTATTCTAGGTAGTCATCCAAGAAATTGACGTTACGGTAGTCTCTCCATCTATCACAATGGTCAACGACAAAAGCCGTTAGTTCCTTGTCATTCTCAGTAGGCTCGTAAAACTCGTTTTGATCCATTTTTGGCCCCTTATACGCCAGATATTACATCCATCGGTTGCCATTCATCAGAGTCAGAGTCATCAAAATAGCTGGTGACTGCTAACTGGTCAATGTATGACAAGGCATCTGGTAGGTCATCATGGACACCTTGCGATGGAAACATAAGAAGTTGGTCAACAAATGTATCCCACTCTTCCTCGCTGTTCAGGACTATTCTCCCATGCTCGAACCTTCCTTGCAACGACCAAATGATTCTATCCGCTTTTTTCCTATTTCCATGCGTCAAATCAACGATGTGGCTATAGACGTTATTTTTCCTCATCAAATCACTCAAATACGGCAAAACAGCATTCTTCAGTGCCCCCTTCTCAATCCCGATGCTCAAAGGTCTGTAATCCCTCATCTTCATCAGAATCTTAGAAGCAGTCTCCCTTATATCCCAGCGTCCGTGTTCTATCTCCTTGACGAACCACTTACCATCATCCGTCACCTTAACCACAGCAATAGCAGACTCATCTAATCGCTTCTTACTATTAGCCGCTTGTTTGGCAACTTCCTCAAATCCCGCTAAGTCAACAGCTACGAAGTAACTGCCATATTCAGGCTCTACCCCGTATTTAACCCATTCTTCCTTGAAAACATCAGCACCCGCATTCGAGAACGAGGCCAGATACTCCTGTTTGAAAGCAAAGCTACTCAGGGTCTTCTTGGCAGATTCAATCTCTTTAGGGTCGATCAAAGGGTTATCCTGAGTTGTAAAGTGCCACGACTTCCAATCCTCATCCTCTCCAGACTCTCCTAACTTGAAGGTATCGTGAAATCCTCTCCAGACTCTCCTAACTTGAAGGTATCGTGAAACCAGTTCCTTCCTTTAGGAGTCCCAATAAACAAGGCTCTACCCTTCTTGTCTGACAAAGAAGCCCGTATAACCTGTTCCCAAGCCTCTGGTTTAATGTCCGCTACCTCGTCTAACACTGCGTACGTTAGACTAACTCCACGGAGCGTATCTGGTCTATCAGCACCACGAACATAGATCCTAGCCCCGTTTATCAAGGTAATGTCTAGGTTGTTCACATGGGAGTTCTGGATAACTTCTCTTCCAAGGTCTAACAAGAGATCCCAGATAATTTGTCTAGACTGCCCCATAGTAGGAGACACATAAAGCACCGCAGAGCCTTGTGGACACTTGAGTCCTTCAATCAACAGGGTAACAGCCGCCATCCGACTCTTCCCACACCTACGCCCAGCAGCCACAACCTTAAACCTAGTCTTATCAGCAAAT